GAGCACAACTAAATTAACTCCAGGGAATATTGGTAGACTTAAAATCGTTAAGCCTGATCAAGTCACTTGGTTAAATCTACTTATCTATGGGGATGCAGGGGTTGGTAAGACACGATTAGCTGCATCAGCGTCAGTAGTTAAAGAACTTTCTCCTGTACTACTTATAGATGCAGAAGCTGGTACCTTATCTATACGCAACTTATATCCTGATGTTGATGTTGTTAAAGTAAGTCGTTTTGGGCATTTAGTAGAACTTAGAGATTCACTATCTTCTGGGTCTTTTCCATACAAGACAGTAATTATTGACTCAATTACAGAAATTCAAAAGATCTCTATGGATGACATCTTAGAAGCTGGAGCCGAAGATACAGATAAGGATCCAGATTCAGCAGAATGGAAAGATTGGGGTAAGAATCTCAATCAAATTCGTAAGATGGTTAGGGCGTTCAAAGCTCTTAACTGTCATGTGATTATGACAGCACTTGCACAAAGTGATAAAGAGAACAGGACCATTCCCGAACTTACCGGTAAGGCTGCTAAGGCAGTACCTGGTCAAGTAGATGAAGTCTTCTACATGAGAGTCGTTGAAGTTTCAGTAGAAGAAGGATCTAAGGGCAAGGTCGAAAAGAGATTCTTACTAACCGATCAGAATGGAAGGATATACGCTAAGGATAGATCAGACACATTACCTAAAATCATAGAAGATCCTACAATGCAAATTATCTTTAACCACATTATGAAGGATGAACAGTAACATGGCTACTAAGAAGACTAACGGTGAAACAGATCTCGTCTTTGCGGATATGGTTGATGAAGATGACTTCTCAATTGATATGTCCGATGTTGAGGAAGTTACTAACGAGCTTATCCCTCCAGGTTGGTACTACTGTCGTATTGATAATCACTACGATCGTGCCAATAAGAGTGAAGGTGGCAAGATTCCGGTAGGTACCCCTGGTGTGAACTTCGAGTTCACTGTCCTTGATGGTCCCTGTAAGAACCGTAAGGTATTCGCTGGTTTCTGGTTCCATTCAACATCCAGTCCTTACCTTAAGACTCTAATGCTTAAGTCAGGGTCTTTCGAGGATGTTAATGCAAAAATGCCTAAGTCTCAACTTATTGATACCCTTGAAGGGTCAGAACTTTGGGTCAAGGTTACTATTCGTAAGGGACAAAAGAAGCCCGATGGTTCCTATTACGATGACAGCAACGATATCCGTGAGTACAAGTCTTCTTCTGAGAAGAAGGTACCTACCCTTAGTGATCCCTTTGGTGATTAACTTAATCTAGTAAAATTGAATGGCACTCAAGGGGCAGTTAGGTTAACCCCTTGAGTGCTGTTCTTATAACCTTTAGTTCATTAATAAAGGGTAACCTTTAGCTTGTTAATAAAGGGAAGGGTATGGTGTGGATGATAGAATTGGATTCATTGAATGGTTGCATGGAGAAACACCAGGATACATCTTTTTAGGTGCTAAAGTAGTAAACTCTAATCAATGGATTGAAAGAGCCTTTGATCCTAAAGACGAAGATGGTATTAGTAAATTCATAATCAGTAAGCAAGGAACTGGTAATATTTACTTCTGTCCTACTAGAGTTCATAGTAGATCTAGGATTAAAGAGAACATTGTATTCGCAGAGTGTCTATGGGCGGATTTAGATGAGTGTTCAACTGATTTACTTAGAGTTAAACCTTCTATATTAGTACAGACTTCGAACGGTAGACATCAGGCTTATTGGAAGTTAGTTCGTAAGTACCATGCCCTTGATGTAGAAGAATACACTAGACGTATCGCTTACACTCATGAGTCAGACGGATGTGATATCTCTGGTTGGGATTTAACGCAAATGATGAGAGTCCCTAACACATTTAATTACAAGTATATGCCTACCAGACATAAAGTTAGTATCGTTGATCTTAACACAGACGCTAAGTATGAACTAACAGACTTTGACATCGACTATCCACCCATTGAACGCTTCACATCTATAGCACCATTACCTTTACCGACAAGTGATAAGCTTCCTGATATAGGTGGCAAAGAGTTACTAGAACAGTTAATGATGACTGTTAACCCTAGAGTATGGAGTTTATTCAAACAAGAACCTAATGCAGATTGGTCAAGCAATCTCTGGAATCTACAGATGATGTTGTTTGAAGTGGGTGTTAAGAAGGAAGAAGTCTATATAATCATCAGGGATGCAGCTTGTAATGAATTCGCTAGGGATGGTCATGATGACTTAATCCTTTGGAGAGAAGTTCTACGAGCTGAAGCTGCTGCTAAGCAACCAGCTTCTAAGAAGTATGGAGATCCATCACAGAAACTACTTATACCAAATAGAGATCTTCTTACTGATGAAGAAAGAAAATCAGCCAATGAAGATATCACTATAGTTGATGAGTATATTAAATGGGGTAAGTCTGTATGTGATGCTCCTCCCCAATATCATGTGGCTGGAGCATTCATTCTACTTACCAGTCTGTTATCAGGAGTTATTAGATTACCTATTACCTTTGCTAATCTTGTCCCTAACTTATGGTTTATGATTCTTGCGGAAACTACGTTGACTAGAAAATCAACGGCTATGGACTTAGCTATAGATCTTCTAATGGACATAGAAGGAAATATAGTACTTGCTACCGATGGTACCGTAGAAGGTATCATGCAATCAATGCAAGTTAGAACAGGAATGCCTTCTGTATTCTTTAGAGACGAGTTCTCTGGATTGTTAGAAGCTATGACTAAGAAGGACTACCTAGCTGGATTGCTTGAAGGATTCACTAAACTGTATGATGGTAAGCTCTTTAAAAGAACTCTACGTAGAGAGACTATAGAGATCAAGGATCCTATCTTCATCTTATTTGCTGGTGGTATTAGAGAACGTATCTATAGTCTATTAACTCATCATCACATTAATAGTGGATTCATTCCTAGATTCTGTTTTATAACTGGAGAGACAGACTTCAATAGGCTTAAACCTTTAGGACCACCTAGTGAAACTAATGTAGAGGATAGGAATAAAATCTTACAATCTTTATTGGATATAAGAGCATCTCATACATCAATGCTTACATCTCAAACTCTATTTGACACTTCATACAAAGAGGCTAGTCTTACTCCAGAAGCATGGAGGAGATTCAATGAGATAGACTTACAAATGAAAGAGATAGGACTTAACTCATCTATTGAGGATGCATTAACTCCTGTCATGACTAGACTAGCTATCTCTGGATTGAAAGCTTCAATACTTATAGCTGCTTCTAGAATTAGAATATCCGACTGTAATATCATCATAGATGAAAGGGATATTATCAAGGCATTCTCTTTCGTTGAACAATGGAAAGAACATGCCATTCAAGTAGTGAGTAACTCAGGTAAGACTCAATTAGAAAAGATTCTAGAGAAAGTATATACTGTAGTAATACAAGCTGGAGAAGAAGGGGTAGCAAGATCTGTCTTAATGCTTAGATTTAAAATGAGTGCAAAAGAAGCAGATGTTACCTTTAATACGCTTATTCAGCGTGGTCTAATTATTGAGGAGAAACGACAACGAGCTATGCATTATTATGCAAAGGAAATGGTATGAGTTTAGCTAGAGAACACTTTGGCAATCATCGGTACAAATTGAATGATGATCAAGCAGCAGAGATTAAAGTTGCTTGGCTTAGTACACGTCATCTAAGGGATGGACATGAAAATAAACCTACTTATCAAAGCTTAATGAATAAGTATGATGTCGGTAGGAACTGTCTCTTTAAGCTAGTACATGGTGATTCATATGAATGGATTGATGTAAGGAAAGATTCAAATGGAGTTTGGAGGAGGTTTATAGATGGAAGATAAGCCTGACCCTTGTCGAGACGCACTATTAAATGCTCTTCATATAAGTGGATTACCTGAAGCAGACTATAATTGGGTTGATGACATCCTAAGTCATTTGTATAAAGCAGGATGGAGTGTAACTAGAAACTATAAGACTGATCACGAATTTCCTTGTGTAGGTCGACTACTAGACGTTACTGGCATTCAAATAGCATGGATTGTAGAGTTTCCGGATTCAGTTACTGTGACTCATTCTGATGATAGCACTTCCATATGGAAATGTATAGAAGATGTAAGTTTTAGTGGACAAGATAACACACTTAGAATTGAATGGAAGTGAAATATGCTACCACTTGCTAGCGGAATTGCTCTAGGAGTATTAATTACAGTGTTAGGTTTCTCTGTAATTATTGCTTGGGTTGTATACTCAACAAGTGAGGAACACAATGACTCATGACTTTAAAGGCAGCAATTCTATTATGCATACTTTCATGGCTTCTCCGCCCACCAATTGATACCTCATGGCGGCAAACATCTAGTCGATATGGGTCGAACCTACGACTCACTCGTTGCATCATTTGGAGATGCTCTTAGGACCATCCCTGGATTCGAAGGTGTCGTATGGCATCACCTAGATGGGAGAATGGCCAAACTCAAGGTTAAGGATCTACGTGAAGTAAGAACTCATTGAAAGGTGGTTGGTGATGAGTGATGAACCTAGTTGGATGGCGTTAGCTGTCAATAGAGTAATTGCAGACTTCGACAGTGGTTTTAAAGAACGTACTAAACCATTAGCACTTAACTTTATTAGTATAGAAGGTATCTGGGTACCAATACTAGTTTGTGTCTATTGTAGAAAAGGGCCTATTACATCCCTAGATGATGATTCATGTTGTGAATCATCACTGACTAGTCAATGGCCAGAAGTCTGTCAATGGTTGTCCGCTGGAGGCCCACAGCGTTCTTGTGTTCTTATTAAAGGTCACGATGGTGATCATAAGGACATTGAAGGAATAGAGTTTACTGTTTATTTTAACAGTTAAGGATCACGATAATGAGTAGACTTACTGAAGCTCAATTAAATTTAATACGAGAAATGCAAATGGCAATCAGCGAAATGACAAGTTTATTGAATTTACTTACAAACCAAAATTGTGAAGCTTACTATACTGGCATGGCAGGAGGATTAATATGTAGGTGTGTTCTTCCCTATGGACATAGTGGATACCACGAAGATAAAGATGGAAAGAATTTTAGTATTCACCTAGACATGAAGATAAACTAAATGAAAAATGAATCTGGCCATAAACCTTGCATATATTGCGGTGAAACTTGGGATGCTTGTATACTTTTATTTCATACAGACGAGCACCTTTGTTGCACAGAGTGTGATGATGATGAAGATGAAAGTTCGCATCCCCTTGATGAATAAACATCCATTAGCAGATTGTGATAATTGCCCTCTTAAAGAGAAAGGGAACTATGTCAATGATTCAGTTCTTCTTGATGGTGATGGGATTCATTTCAGCTATTCTGACAGTATGGATAGTATTGACCTTTTGGTTGTCGGAGAGGCCCCAGGACCGCAAGAGATTAGTCAAGGTATGGCCTTTGTTGGTCCTAGTGGTCAGCTCTTACGTACTCTTTTGGAAAGGACAGGGAACACTACTGGTCATATTAGGTTCAGTAATGCTGTTGCTTGCCATCGTTCTTTTGGTCCTGGCATGGCTCCTGAGCCACCTAGCAAAGCTGCTATCCAGGCATGCAGACCGAGAGTCCTAGATCTAGGTCGTAGAGCTAAGACTGTCCTTGTACTGGGTAATACCGCTAAGGAAGGCTACCTACAGACCACTGAGAAGATTTCTTCAGTGCGTAAAGGAATGCCTAAGAGCCCAGCTGATTACCCAAAGCTCAATGGGACCGTACCCAATGATCAGAGGATTGTATCCACATTCCATCCTGCAGCTGCACTTAGAAGTGCTGATTACTATCCATCTATAGTTCGTGATATACAGAAACTTAATAAAGAAGCACCTAATTGGGTAGACCCAGAGTATATAAGCTTTGATAATACAACTGATCAAGAGGATAGGAGAGCACTATTCTACTATTTAGCTTTGGTTGCAAACCACTGTGAATGGATATCAGTAGACATTGAAACGGCATCTGAGAAGGATAGGGACTTTACTCATCCTAAGGAATGGCTATCTATTGCTATTGGATTTGAATCAGAAGAGATTGATTGTGATGTAATAGTTATTGGTGGTGATGCTCTTAAAGACGAAGATGTCTTAGATACATTAGAGGAATTGCTTACAGAAAAGAGAACCATCTATCACAATGCGAAGTTTGATGTGCAAGTCCTTATGCGTCTTGGAGTCATTGACAGACCAAACATCGGGTTTGACACAATGCTTGCCCACTACGTGCTTGATGAGAGACCTGGGTATCATGGGCTCAAAGAGCTGTCAGAGGAGCTGCTTGGAGCGCCAGATTATAGTGCAGTTATCAAGCCATATATCAAAAAGTCAAAGGGGAACTTTGGAGCTATACCAAAACCAATACTTTATAAGTACAACGCCTTTGACGCTTACTGCACTTATCTCTTGTGGAAACTTTGGTATCCTAAACTGGGTAAGACCAGGCAGATGGCTAGACTTATTGAACAGTCACAGGAACTTATTCGCATCGAGCTTGATGGGATTACTATTGATTTGGATTATCTGGACTCACTTGATAGTGAAGTAACAGAGCATATTCAAGAAGCAGAAGAGGCTTTAAGCAATTACTATCCTATACCTATAAATCCTAAAACCGGCAAAGAGAAACCTATCAATGTCAATAGTGTCCCTCAAACTAAGGTTGCTATTAAAGCACTTGGAATTAAAGGGATGCTCTCTACGGATAAAGCTTCCGTAAGTAAAGCATTAGAACGTGCTGAGTTTAACACTAGAGAATGGGAGTTTCTAGTACAATTAGCAGCTCATCGTAAGATCAAGAAGTTACATGGCACATATATACGTGGTACTAGAAAGAGGATGATTGATGGTAGAATCTATCCCACCTTCTTACAGCATGGTACTGTGTTCGGAAGGTTATCTAGTAGAAACCCCAATGTTCAGAACATCCCTAGAGGACCTAAGATTAAGAACCTTTACGTCCCTGGGCCGGGGAACGTATTCGTGCAATGTGATTACTCACAAGTTGAATTGAGAGTAATAGCTTGTGAAGCACAAGATAAGTATCTACAAGGCGTATTCATGGATCCATCAAGAGATATCCATGGCGAAGTATCTGATAGGCTTTACGGACAGGGGAATTGGACTAAAGAGGATAGAGTCCGTGCTAAAGAGTATGTGTTCGGTTCTATATATGGGTTGGAACCTTATTCGATCTCTCAGCGTTTTGGTATTTCTGAAGATCAAGCTACTAAGGAACAGAATCAGTTCTTCGAGTTAATCCCTGATGTCATGGCTTGGCGTCAAGAGGTAATGGCTAGAGCAGTACGTGATCGTAAGTTGACAACTGATTTTGGTAGGATACGTAGGTTTCCTCTAATTACTAAGTCAAATAAGAAAGACATAGGTAAAGAGTCCTTAGCCTTCTTACCTCAAAGTACAGCCAATGACATTTGTCTTGAAGCTATGGTAAATTTACAACATAACTTCAGAGAAGTGTATGCAGTGGCAGTACTACCAAAGGTGAGAATCTTAGTACATGATTCAATCTTAGTTGAGTGTGCTGAAGAGTATCAATCTGATGTTATTGATCTTATGGCTTGTACCATGGTAGAAACTCCTACAAAGGTTTACTCTACTTATGTACCGTTCACAGTAAGTGTAGAAGTTGGTACAAGTTGGGGCAATCTACAGGAGGTTAGTTAACCATGGCATGGATATTCATGCAACGGATTAAGATACCAGACTACGTAACTCGCTTTAAAATCATTCAAACACCTTGGTTTGGAGTTTGGATCCATAAGTTTGATCATGGTGACAGTCGAGCTACACTTCATGATCATCCAGCATCATTTGTCTCTTTGGTATTACGTGGTGGCTACATTGAGATTAGACCAACAGGTCCTCGAATTATTCGACATATTAACATTATGAGAATCAAAGATTGCCATTATATTAGTAACCTTCTGCGAACTCCAACGTGGACATTACTTCTAATCGGTAGACAGAAGAAACGTTGGGGCTACCTCATCCCTACTACAAGCGGCTACAAGTGGATACCACCCGAGGACTTTAAGAAAGGTTAGAGAAGAATGGAAAATGAACATATTGTGGTAGCTAATCAAGTGCTTTGGTTTTTCAGTAATGGAAAGGAAGGGTATAAATCAGGATCGTTTCATGAGGCTTTATTTATAGCATTTAGCAAAGCAGATAGTAGCAATTTTGCTAAGCTTGAAGAAGCTTTTCCTATTATAGGATGGGCAGTTAGCCTCTATAAAAATAGTGGGGAAGATATCTTAAGAACTTATGCTGATTCCCAAATAGAAGAAAACCCAAAGCCAAGCAAACCAAGCGAGACCGAATAAAATGATAGATAAGGAATATGTACGTGAATTAGCTATAGAAGCCTACAGAATTCATGATGCTAATGAAATAGGTCAATGTCAACTTTGTACTTATTCAGCAAGACACCCTTGTGATCTATTTGAATTAGCAGAAGCAATTCTAATCTTACTAGGATATGAATAATGAATGATCACGAACTATCTAATTTAGCTATTCACTGTTATGAAGAACATAACCCTAAGAATCAAAATCATAATTATGATCGATGTTGTCTTTGTGACTTTACTCGTCATCCTTGTGAAACATTTGAACTGGCAGAAGCAATACTGTCTCTCTTAAAAGAAAGGGAATAATGACTACTACTTGGTTTAGTGTAGATATTGAAGCAGATGGACCTCATCCAGATAAGTACTCAATGCTTTCTATTGGTGTAGTTAGAGTAGATAGTGAACTTAAGACTACTTTCTATGCAGAGTTACGACCAACGACACCATCCTCTGTAACAGAAGCTATGGAGGTTAATGGATTAGATAGATACAAACTAGAGAGAGAAGGTGAGTTCTTTCATATAGCTATGACTAGGCTTGTTGAATGGTTATATACCCATTCAAACGGAAGTAGACCAGTAATGGTTAGTGACAACCCATTATTCGATGGTCAATTCATTAACTACTACTTCTGGAATGCTATTGGTGAGAATCCATTTGGTCATTCTGCTAAGCGTATTGGAGACATGTGGTTAGGGATTCAATCACTTTTTGAAAAGTTAAATTTAGGTAAGTTATCACACAAAGATTGGCATGAGCTTCGTAAGACTCCCCATACGCACAATGCACTAGATGATGCAATGGGTAATGCAGAAGCCATCTTGGAAATGCACTCACTCTATGGATTGAAAGTACCTGGCCTATGAGTAATGAACTAGTAGGACTCAAGTTAACTAGGTGCTTGGGTATACCTTTAATATATAAAGGGGCTACATTGAAAGCTTATACAGTACACGTGAAGGCGGGAGATCCTATATTAGTGACTGCTCAATATAGTATAGAAGAAATTGGTACTCTAACACCCAAAATGTTCAAGATAGAACTTGTAACAGAGGAGTCAATAAGTCTTGACCAATGAGGAGTTAATAGATCAACTAATCAAACTGCAAACTTTCCCATTACGTGCTCTTATAAAGAGAGGTGATATTTTAGAGGTAAAGAAGGAATTAACTGCCATGAGAGCAGCTATTAACAAGATCACTAAAGGGATTAACAATGTACAACCAAGTGATAGTGACATACGTCAATGACATACACTATGAGTGTTGAACTCTCGATTGAAGATCTAATGAACTTATATGCAGCCATCGACTTGGACCAAGATGGTTATGGAAACTTTTTGTCTACTAAGGATAAAGTGTTAATTAAGATTAAGGCTGCTGCATTTAGAACTATCGTAAAGGCTATTGAAAATGCCAGTTGAACTACCAGAAGGTATCTCAGTATGCCCACATTGTACCTATGACACAATCCATTCAGGGCCTAAAGTTAAAGTCACTATGGGTTGTTCTAAATGCAACTTTACTGGTCGTAAGAGCTTTTGGAAGTTAGTTGGAGAAAAGAAAGGTGGACATTACCACTTCCGTATTTGGATTGGCCCATGGGATGACAGATTAAGTGGAGCACTTATTAGTAATGGCATCATGAGTGAGGAAGATTGGCTGGATATATGTCAACAGATGGAAGGGAACCCTGTATGGAAGATTCGGGAAATCATGAACTAGTACCAGTTACGCCCATTCCATCTAAAAAGAAATGGATCAATCTATCTGAATTACTAGAATTAAAGTCTACAGAAGAGATTGATAAAATTCCTTTCACTAAGTACTATAATTAGGAGTTATTATGAAAGAAGTTTGGTTATGTGATAGATGTAGTAAAGAGACACCATTTGAAGAATTACATGAGAACAAAGGTATCTGTGATACCTGTTTCGAATTAGAGCAGGATGTCTAATATGAACATCATAGACCTTCAAAAGCAAATAGTAGATAAGCGTAAGGAGTTGTTCCCATATATCTGGGGCAAGTCTTTTGAGGACCAAGTTCCTTACCTTCTATTAGCCCTTTCAGGTGAAGTAGGTGAAGCTTGTAATCTTGGTAAGAAGTATGTTAGAAGTGACTATGATGATGTCTTCTTAATTCACTTACCAGAAGAGCTAGCAGATGTATTTATCTATTTAACACTTTTAGCAGATGTGCTAAACATAGATTTAGAGAAAGAAGTCCTAATAAAGATGAAACACAACGAAGCAAGGTTTGGTAATAATGT